GCCGTAAATCCCCAAAGCTAAATAAGCTTCAGGTTGACTAACATACGCGTTGTTGACACGCGATCTTCTTCTAGCGACGTATGCCACAAATGCATTGATCAATGAGTTGAAATCTGCAGTTTCACTTGATCCTGATGCACGTGTGAATTCCGTACTATATTTTACTCCATGTTTAGTTCTAGCTCGTTGACCATATTGTGTCAACATTAATTCAGCTAAGACTGCGTGGTATTCTGGAGCAAATGCTCTCATCATAACCACTCTTTCTAAAGATCTGGCCACATTGGAAACTCTACCATCAAAACGCGAGAAATCTGTGTTTTGTACTATTTCTGCTTTTAATGCGATTTGGGCGACAGTATGAGCTATTTGCAAGGGGTTTTTGCCAAATGCATACCAGCGTTGTTCTCGTAGTAATGCGGCAAAAGCGTAACAATAGGCACTGTAACTCAATTTAGTTTTCCCAGGAATTGTGGAAATAATTCTAGGATCTTTAGGGTCTGGGTAAGGTTCAGCTTTGAGAAAACTCTCAATAGATCGTTTCGGTTCGACACGATCTGCACTCATAGCAGCTGCGTTTAGTATAGCACGTTGTGCTGGACGATTTTGGTTATCATATATGGTATCAATATCAACAGGGTGTAATTTCCCAGGGTGTTCTACTAACATCTCTGCGAATTCCTGAATGTATCTACTCATCTCAGCGGTTAGAGGTAGAATAGGATTTTTGATTTCCTCCACTCTGCCTTGTACTGCTCTAGCTTCATTGTTCAAACTAGAGTCAGGTACGTAACATTCTTTTATGATCGGGTTCATGTATGGTTGCATGAGGGGTTTTGCATCCGGGTCATAATTTGGAGGGTCAAATTGATATCGATTTACTGATTGTGACATTGGTGTCACAACATCAGCTGTGTATATGATTTTCCTTCTATGGTATTCAGTTAAAATGGAACAGACTCCGTGATCACTATTACTTAGTAAATTCATCACTTGGTGTGGAGTCATAGCTGTGGCGCCTATACGAGCTTGGGATGCAATTGTGTCATCATCTTCTGCTCTAATGGTCGCTGCTTGATAGCAGTCAGCTATTCCAGTCGAACGAAATCTCCCTGTCTTACTCATAACGTCCATACGTAAAAAGTCAATACCATCTTTAGAAACATTTAAGTTTAATCTACTTAATTGGTTTCCTTTTATCCAATCGGCGATTGAGATTATGGGTGAATGAACAATTTTACTAGGGACTAGTAATATGATTTGGTGATGAGGATCATACTGTCTTCTCTCAATAGCGTAGGCTACTGTTATCCACCAGATTCCTAATCCTAAGATATCTCCTGGTGTGCTTACTAGGAGATCATCAGAACCATAATTCCATACTTTGTGGAAATATCTGGCTCCGCCGGAAACGGAATATGTTACATTACTGTGTTTATCAAAGGTGAAGTCATAGTTTTCTCCACAATCAGCTACTTTAGTAGGTTGGAAAGTGGATAACATATAAGTTCTTGGGTACTTAGCTAGAAGATATGGCATGTCAATGTACATGTCTACATCAATTGCTACCACTACGGAATCAACAGGTGGGTTGAAATCAGTAGTTGGAACTGTTAAGTCCTTACTCCAATGATATGTTCTACAGCCATCATATTTTGTTTTGATGTCTGCATTACACATTTGGATAATGTATGGTGCTAAACCTAATTCTCTACTCATATGTACAATTTGCAAAGTACTGGCATTCCTGGCTACACAAGCTTTAGGATGACTATGGTTTGATGATTTAGGTAGATCTGGATAGTATATATCACAAGACGTTCTGAAGGAACTCCTAATCGTTTGACTTAGAAGTTTTGGTTGTTTAGTTCTGTTTACTAAAAATTGTATAATTTTAGACATCCATGCATTGCCGATTGGGCTTCGGTTGCAGTTTTGATATCTATTT